CAATTAAGGCTTGTTCTTTTATATGATTAACATACAAAGTAACAATATTACAACCAGCTTCAAGTAATTTTGTCTTGAACCTACAAATATGCATGTATTTTAAATCCCTATCATATAATATAATAGGAGTATTATCAACAAGTTCTTTAGCATCTAATATACTTATATCAAAAGCTTCTGTTAGAGCTATTGCTACAGATAGCTTATTCGAGCCTGTTCTAATTATTAGTTTTTGCATTATTGTGTTATCCATTATATATTAAGTTTTTGATTTTTTTTAAAAATAGTATACTGTACATAGGGCACAAAAGTGTTTATAATGTACTTATAAGCGGGTATACTAGCAGCTTTTTCATTAATGCTAATAAAAGTTCATAATGATAATTTAATATTATTTTATTACTATCCTTATCAATAAGATAGTCTGCACAATTAGTTAATTGAAGGGAAGTTATTTCTAACTGCACACATATTTCTATGGTCTGCCACGACTTATTAACTATACGACATATATTTTCATATATGAAGGCAACTAGGAGTTTCCGCTAATATTGAAATATTACTCCCAAATTCGGGTATAGTTGCTGCCAATACAAACAGATACTTGAACAAGTCAAGATAGAGGCTCAACCCAATTGGTTTTCTTTCTAGCCTTGTTTGTATTATAATATCACCGTTATAGATTAGAATTTTTAAAGCCTCGATCTGACATCGGTTAAGAGTACGTCGCCGCTTCTGTTTTAGGTGTATATATCATATAGTTTTCAATGCATTGATAAAATATCTTCTAAAAATACATCGGGAACGATTATTTTTTTAAAACCTAGAGGTCTCGCTATCCCTATACATGCTAATCCATGCATAACCTGTTTACAAAAATGATTAGATAATGTTTATCAGGTCAACTTTTAAGCTAAGTTGTTAAGCTAAAGGTTTTTTATTACCTATAAAACATTTCTAGCACTCTGCATTATTATTACCTCACACAAGTCTTTAGTTGGGATTTAAACCCTTAAATATTATGCATTTTGGTAATAGGCACGGACTTGTGACCGCCATTACTGTTGTTGTATTCATATGGTCTATTTTGCACCATATAACAATACTTCTTTTCGTGGTTGCATTACTGGATAGGCTTTGTTCACCACTGCAATCATAGCTGTCGAGACTTTAACTCTTATAATATAAGCACTCTTTACCTCTAGTGTAATATGTGTTAGCCATTAAACATGCTAGTATCCTATCGTGGGTTCTTTCAAGTTTATAATATAAATTTTTAATTATTAATATTTGATTATTAGAAAAAGAAAGTGTTTGATAATTATTAATAGGTTTAATATTTTAAATAAAGGAACAAATAATTTTATTATCTCTACTATTTGCAACTGTGGCTGTTTACTAACTAGCTTAAAAGGTATTCACAGTTGTATGTATATTACATATTACTGGGAAAATCAAAATCCAATTCTGTAAATTTTATATCTTCATCATGTATGGCATTAGACCCTGGGTTTGATATACACCACCTAACATCATAGCCATGCTCCATTAATATACTTTCTGTAGAACATACAAGATAATAATAAGTTGAGGCTATTTTAACCATTGCTAGTTTTACCCAACCTTCTTTTTCATATTGTTCTAGAGACTTTGTACCTTTTATACCAGTTACTTTACTTGGTATAATATTATTTAATACTAGTATGTTTCTACATAAAGTATTAAGTAATCCTGCTCTTATTGTTTCTTCTAAACTACACATGTGCTTATGTATTTGAATATTAAAGTTTATATTTAATAACCGTAATACCACTTATTTGATTTAAAGTAGCTTTTTGCACTAAACACTTTCATAAAAATATACCACATTTTTAGTGTAGAGAACTTTGTTAAATTGATTGCTGACCAATATGGTTCATTTGGTATTTTATAACCATATTTACATTGATACCAAAGTTCAGTTATTAACTGAGGTATACATTGTGTAATGAATATTACAAATAGTTTACCTATGTAATATATTGGACACATTAGCATTTTTAATACTAGTATCAATATATCAATCGAATGTTTTAATATCTTCCTCATATCTTTGATTGTTTATGTTTATGTTGTATATGCTGACTCATCGTGGTCATTCTCATCATGCATTGCCCAGAGCACTAATAAGGCTACAAGGCATATAAAACAAACTTTGAATATGATATGCATGTGGTTTATTGTGTCTAGTAGCATAATTTGTATAGTTTAATGTTGTATATCTTCCTTTTAATACAAAAAATAGTTAAGGGAACGGTGTTCGAACCAGACTCTTTATATAGATGAGCTGTGCACTTTTCGTTCCCTTAAAGCTATTTATGTGATATTGTGTGTTATGTTAGGCAGGGTCAAGAATGTCGAGGTCATTAGCCACTTGTTTTGAGGCACTTTTACTCAATATTACCCCATTATATGAACCATCTGCCTCAATTCCTTCTACTTTTTTAACGAATCCGCCACCTTTTGCTGCCATTCCTGCAATTCTTACTGCAAGTCTGAATGCATCGCTATTGGTAACGCTACCTTCACCTTTAAGTTTCCTTATAGGCATGTTGCTGGCTATAATATCCTTACCTTTACTATCCTTAATAGTATGTAATATACCATCTTCACTACGTGTTGTAACGTAGAATGACTCCTTGAATGATACCATAGCCTGTGTGATGGTCATTGTCTTTTCAATAGCAGGCACTTTGTCAAGGTCTTTCTTCTCAAGCTGTTCTACTAACTCAAGAACACGTGGATGTGCAGTGCTTGTTAAAGCAAATTTGAATGCCTTACCACTTACTTCATCCAATGGAGAGCCAGTATACTTAGGCAATAGCTCAATAACCTTAGACTTAAGAACAACATCGTTGCCTTTGTTATCTTTAACTGTAGTTTCTTTTGTTACAGTTGTACCTATGATGGTGCATGATATCTGTTCTTCTGCTTCAAGAACAAATAATCTACCGTCTGTCAGTGAATTTTCCATAATTGTCAATATTTTTTAGTTCGACTTTTTAGTATTAAACGTACCAGGGGGTACTTTCTCGCGAGTAGCTGACAGGGGGGCTTGATGTGGGGTAATATACGAGTTTTAATGCATGTCTATACTCAAGTATACGAGTTTTAATGCATGTCTATACTCAAGTACATGAGCTTTGGTATACATAGTGTGCAACAAGTAACCTCAAGTAACGTATATGTATATAAAACAAGTTAACATGGAGTTAAGTGAAACAGACTATTGGGAATTACAGAGACTACTACAACGTGAAAGGAACAGGGTTAATAGGTGGTATAATGTAGTTAGGGGTATGCGCACATTTGTTAGGAATATATACTTAAGGATGATAGGTAAGTATAATTATTAAATTATTTTAAAAATATATGGAACAGGATGTAACCTAGCAGTAATTTAATTCGTATGTATAAGTAGTAACTTATATAGTTACACTTTTTACTTATAGTTTTACTTAAGTATTACTTAATAGTGTTACTTTATTAGTTAATTCGCCTAGTATAAATGTGTATATACCACATGTTAGTTGCTGTTATTTATTTGAATATTAATAATTTAATATTATATTTATGGGACAAGTAACATCGAATTACAAACCAAGGAAATGGTATAACAAATACATTTTCCCATTAATCCCAACTTTGGAAATTAAGAAAGCAAACGAACACAATACAAGTGGATTTACTTTCAAATGGTTGGTTTTTACAATATGGACTATTGATAGTCCGAGTTTTGAACTTGCAATAGTTGCAGATACCCATTGGGGTATTGGAATCATTGGATTATTTCCATTTTTTAGATGGGTAATCGCTATTCCTTGCCCCGAAAAAGTAGGAATGTGGATTGATATACACTTCTCTCGTGCAAGGCGTTTTTATAATAGCAACTAATATAATGAGTACAATCGAACAGGATATAGTAGAGATGAGGGAATGGTTTAACACATATGTACTGTGTAGCAAAGAGGCTTCACAGAAGTTCTTTGTAGAACTAGGTTCACATAATATAGACGGTACATTAACAGATAATTATAAAGTATAAGGTATAGTACACGTAACGTACTAAATATAGTGCTAGGTGTGGGGAAGGTTAGAACTAACTCTACACCTTTTTTATTTGTATATATTGTAACATTTATTTAGCACTTGCGTATTAAGGGTATGAATTATGTAGAACAATATAATGATATGAACAATAATATATTAAGTCAAACACTAGTTAAGAGGCATATAATAAACGTAAAACTTGGTAGACTTAGGGAGTACTCTGTTGAAAACACAGGAAAAAGTTTAATATATATGGATGGAAAACCGTTAGAAATAACAGCCAATACATTTGAATTTATTGCTAATGATAATCACTCGCTCATAGAGGATGTTAATGATAACATCATAATGGATTTACAAGAATCTTTAGAAAGAATAAAAGGAACAAAGGGTATAACATCAATTTCAATAAGAGTATATGAATAAAGAATTAATGTTTAGTAGTAAGAACCAGGAATGGGAGACTCCAGCAGATTTGTTTAAAATGTTGGATATGGAGTTTAATTTTATATGGGATTTAGCTGCTAGTATTACAAATAGTAAATGTAAAAACTATATAGGTAAAGTTGGTATAAAAACCAATTTTACAACAGGTGTTAAGTCTGAGGTTCGAGAAAATTCTTTAACTGTTGACTGGGGTTCTATTACAGACGGTTATCTGTGGTTAAATCCCCCTTATGGCCGAGGTATAATTGACTGGGTTAAGAAATGTGATGAAGAAGCACAGAAAGGTGCGAATATAGTTGCTTTACTTCCGGCTAGAACAGATACTCTTTGGTTTCATAATCATATTTATAGGAAATATGAAACAAGATTCCTTAAAGGTAGGATTAAGTTCTTAATGGATGGGGTACAGCAAGATGCTGCTCCTTTCCCAAGTATGATTGTAGTATTTGAAAAGAAATAAGGTATGTATGAAAAATAGAGAGTATAGTACCAAAGACTGGTTAAATCCTATTAGTAGTTATGCAACCAGTTATATAAGTTGCTTTGATGGTAATATTACATACCATGATGGTATACATAGTAGTACATTCATATCTATAGCGGATTGTAATAAATCTATTACTATTCATAAAAATGAACAAGATACTTTAGTAGAGTTTATAAGTAAGTTAAAAATAATAGAGAAAGCTATTAGTAATTACATAATATACTTACAAGATGATAACGGAAAATAAACACTATACACCAGATATAACTGAGTTTCATGTTGGGTTTGAGTATGAAGTTAATTATGGGGAAGGTACCGGATGGGTAAAGGACTCTTTGTGCTCAAAGGAACAGGTTATTATTCTACCCTTTATGAGAACAGAAAATATTAGGGTTAAATATTTAGATCAGTCTGATATAGAGAGCTTAGGTTACAAAATTATAAAAGAAAAGTTCTCTTTTGATACGGAAGATGAGAAATGGTACACATTTATTATTGATAATAATGAGGATACCCTAGGTAGAAAATTATATCTTAGTTATCATTTAGGATATTTTTATAATTATGAAACTGGTGAAAAGATAAGAAGACTAACAGAAATTTCTATTAAATGGAAAAAAGAAAATATTAGTTCTTTAGAAGATATAAATAATATATATAATTTATTTGCAGGGGAAATAAAGAATCTTAGTGAACTAAAAGTATTAATTAAACAATTAGGAATTGAATAAATATATAAGAATAGAACAATCGTTAGATAGAGCTTATCTACTATATATAGACTCTTCAGAAAAACTAAATAATAAGGTATTTACTGACAGAGCTCCTAAAGATATTATAGATAAAGTAAAGCAGCAAAAGAAAGATTCTTTACTTAAACTACAAAGTTTAACAGATGAGTATTATAGATTAATTGCAGATATGTTAGATAGGGTAAATAACATAAGTAAAAATAAGTAATATATATATATGAAAATAGTAGATTATAATACTTTCATAAGTATGCCTAAAGGAACTTTATATTCCAACTATGCACCCTGTTATATGTCAGGATTAAAGGTTAAAGATGATACTATTAACGAAGGAAAAGATTGGTTTTACTACGACATGCTAGATAATCCAGACCAGCATTATAAAGATGAGTATTTACAATATTTTGATACAATAGCCAAAATGGAGCATGGAGAGTCTATCCCAGCAGATTTTTATATATTAGAAAGAGATGGGATGTTTGATTATGAACGTTGTTTTGTAATATACGAACATAAAGATATAAAAGAGTTTATAGAAAAATTAAAAGAACTTATACATGAATGAATTATTATTAACCGCACTATCACAGTATGGTATAAAAGAAATAACAGGTTCTAATCATAATCCTACTATACTTAAGTACTTTAGTGAGATAGGACATGAATGGGTTAAAGATGACGAGACTGCTTGGTGCAGTGCTTTTATAAACTGGTGTGCTTTAAAGGCAGGTTACGAACATAGTGGTAAGTTAAATGCAAGGTCATGGCTTAGTGTAGGTACAGAACTAAAACTTCCTGTGTTAGGGTGTGTAGTTGTACTATGGCGTACGGCTAAGAACTCAGGATTTGGTCATGTAGGTTTGTACATAGGTGAGGATAAAGACTATGTATATTTACTAGGTGGTAATCAAGGGAATGAAGTTAATATAAGTAAATTTCCAAAGTACAGGGTATTAAGTTATAGAAATTTAAATAAAATATAAAATGCATACATTGGAATATGACGTAAAAGATTTTGTATATGTTATACATAATTATAAAATTACATTGTGTAAAATAATTGGTATGAATAGGAATATTGAAAGAGATGGCAGCATAGAAACTGTATACAATGTTGAATATTCGGTAGGGGAAGGTAAAAATTACGAAACAGTACGTATTTACAGCGTAAAGAAAGTTTATAGAACTAAAGAAGATTTGTTAGAATATTTATCTAAAACTTTTCAATAATAAGTATGGGATCAGGTTTATTAGAACAAATACGTAGTAGTAATTCAGTTACTTACACTTCTAATTTTAATATTAAAGAATTAGAAAAATATTTAAAAGATATACAAAAACTTCCACAAGAACGAGAGTTTTCTTTTTTAGTAGGAGAGTATGGACAAGCTGTTTTAGAAGGTAATGATAAAAAGGTTAAAGAACTATCTCACAAATATTTATTAGAACGCATACGAAAATATAAACGGTTATCTGTTGAATTAAATATAGACTATGATATTATATATATGTTAAGTTCTTTATTTAAATTAGAAGATGAGTATAGTGGAAAATATAGATGGAAATTAGAATATAATTATTTAGGAGACAATGAGTATGATGAATCGAGTGAGTATACTTATTTAATATTTAAAGACGGATTGTTTAAAATAAATAAGTATTATTCAGATGGATATTACTACACAAAACTTGAATCCTCAGAAGACATTGATAAAAATTTTTTATTCGATTTAATTTTAAAGTATTTAAAAAAATGAAACATAAAAGAGAACCACACGTAATAATATGTACAGTATGTGATTGTATGTACAATTTTGATGACCATTGTGTGTGTCCTTTTTGTGGACAGTACCAGTACTACTTAACTAATAATAATATATATGGGTAATTATAATGTTAGGGTTGTTGTGTTTAAAGACAGTAGTAAGGTAGTATCTACTGTGTATAATGTTACATATGGTGTAGAATCTTATGATAAGATAGTTGAGAAAACTACAGGTAAGCTATTTAACTTACTACATATTTTTACATCTAAATCAGATGTTTCTGATGATGTATATGCAAGATTAAAAGTTAATTTAAATTAAAGTATGAGTAAATTATTATATATAAAAGATAATATACCGGATTTATCTTTAGAATTTGGTGATATATTAGAATATAATGAAAAAACAGGCATGTTTACAATGGGTAAAAAAGGGTGTATTGAAGACACTAATTACCAAGTAAACTCTACTAAAACAGTAGAATTAGATTATGCTACTGCAATTGATATAATAACAGATAACAAAGCTTCTATAGAGGAAGTGAGTAATAAAGAAGTAGCTGATTTTAAAGATACATATAATAAAATAGAGGAAAAGATAGGTTTAGAAGACCTTAATATTAAACTAAACACTATATTAAATAAATTAGATAGGATAAATACTACTAATTTTGGTAGGTTAAATTCAATAAGGAGAATTTTTTAATGGAGTATACAATAAATAATTTCACGGCTGCTAGGAATATAGTTATAGTACAGCCAGGTAATTTTAAGGAACTTACTGTAAAAAACACTGTGCCTGATAAAGAAAAAAATAAAGGTAAGAAGCCAGAAGAAGTTCATGAAATGAAGGAAATTGAAGAACAGATTAGATGCGCTTATAGGGTTGGAACAATACTATCTATAAATAATAACGATGCTGAGTCATTCGGTTTTAAAATAGGGGATAATGTTGCTTACATAGATAAGAATGCTGTAAAATTTGACTTGTTGGCAAAGAATGGTAATGACCAGGAATGCCCTGTAATTATAATGCCATATAACATAGTAGCTATTGTAAATAAATAATAAGTAAAATGGAAAAAGTAAAAAAAGTAGTAGAAAAAGGCAAGAAAACTTTAAGTAAAATAGATAAGAAAAAAGCAGCAGCTGCCTTGAAACAAATAGAAGATTCTGCTTTACTAGAACGTATAGAGCAAGTAGCTAAGTTAGCAGGGTCCCCTTCTAAACATAGTAAAATATTGCATACAGTATGGTTTATACTTATTGTTTCTTTAGGTGCTATATTTGAAACATCCACACCAAGTACACCAGTTGTTGTACAGGAACCTACTGTGGTAGTTGGGACAGATACGTTAACAGTGTCACAAGCAGTTTTACAACTAGAAGAAATAATCAACACTTTAAAAGAAACTAAGTAATGGAAGAAAATAATGCCCAAGCAGCAACTACAGAAACAGCTGCAACAGAACAAAAAATTCAAGGACGTAAATTACCTTTTGGTAAAGACGTAGAAGTATACAGACAGTTTGAATACGCTGACGTGTATATATGGTGTAGCAAATGTGGTTCTGATATACGTGCTGGTGGTACGTTAGAAAACGTTCAGACAGCTCTACATATAGATGCTATAGGTGCAGATAGTCATAGTCTTATGGCAATGGCTTGTCCAGTATGTGGTAATGTAATAGCATTACACTTTAAGGAAGCTCTTAACCCGCCTTCAAAAGAGGAAAAGGGAGTAGAAAATAATGAAGAAGGTAAAGATAATACGTCTATTGACGACGCTGTAGAAGTTAATTAATTGTATATGGTTTTTCTAGCTAATGCAACCTCTGATAATGTTATCAAGTTATATTTAAAGGTAATTAATAGCTTATTAAATTTAACTCATAGAGAGTTAGATATATTAGAAACTTTTGTTTTACTAGATATAAATTGGACTGATAATAGATATAAAAATATCATAGATGCTTTTTGTAGAAAACATGTTATGAAACAAACATATATAATTAAAGCTAACTTAAGCAAATGTATTAAAATCTTTAAAGAAAAGAATATACTAGTAGAACACGAGACAGGTATGTGGTCTATAAACCCTTCACTGTTGCCTAGTAATTTGTTTAAAGACGATAGTATTAATATAGAATTTACAATTAAAATAGAAAAATAATATGATAGAATATACTCCCGGAGATATAATCTTAGTAGGAAGTGGTAGTTTCTTATCTAAACAAATAAAAGCTTACATGAAAGCTTATAACAAGAAACTAGGTTATCCTAAGATTGGGGATTATTATAGTCATGCAGCTATGATAGTAGATATGTGGGGAAGATTGTATGTTGCCGAAGCTTTAAAAGATGGCATTACACTGGCTCCACTAGACGACACGTACTTAAATAAATTACAGACAGATACTGTAAATATCAGAGTACTTACTCCGAAGAAAGCATACAGTAAAACAGAACAAGAAGAAGTATCTAAAATAGCAGCTGCTTTTGCATTAACTCCTACTAGATATGACTTTTTAAATCTCTGGTATCAGATTAAAATGATACAAGAAACTACTAAGACAGATGAGAATGGTGAGAAATGGATAGGACCTAAAGGTAACCGTGCTGAAAAGAGGTTATATTGTACCGAAGCTGTAGCTACTTGGGCTAATAGAGTTAGACCAGATACGTTTAAAGCTCCTTGGGCTACTAATCCTGTGGATGTAGAGTTAAACAAGTACTATAAAGTAAAGTATCCTTCTACTGATGGAACTAACAGCTAATGATATAAGTCATGCCGAAATAGTTAAAATAGTAGCTAGTACACTTAACATAGATAAAAGGGTGGTTGACGTTTCTTGTCGCCACCTTTTTCAATTTATATCAGAGTGTTTTAGAGACACTAATAACATAAACCCTATACGTGTTAGGTATTTAGGCATTTTCGCTATACGTGGTGGTCTTAAAAAGAAGTAAGAATATAATTACTATAACTTACTTAGTAACTAATTCATAATTTAACTGTATTTTATATAAAAGGTAATATGGAAGGATTGTTAGCAAGATCTCCATCTGGAGATACGATGTATTTTAAAGAGTTATTATATGTTTACAATAATGCATCCTCTCAAGAAGAACCTAGGTATGCAAATATTAGAATGCGTCATAACGTAGTAATTGATAGTGATTTAAGTTTATTATGGGAATGGTAATATATGAGTAAATTGTTTGATATAGTAAAGAACGAAGTAAGATTAAATCCTGATATAATAGCAATACCCGCACTAAATACTTTATGGGAAAGAGATACCAGTAGAAATAAAATAAACGCTAAAAAAGAGTTATCTTATATTGTGTTTTTAGCAGATTTTAAATCCCCTTATAGGGATTTGTTTTACAAGGATAGAACTACTGTAGTAAAGGATGATGTATTTGGTAAAAGAAGTTCTTGGGTACCTGATGAAAGTGTACTTGCGGCAATAGAAAAATACAAACAATTACAAAAAACTCCTACGATGTATCTACTTGAGTCTGCTGAAGAGGCTGTTGACAAATTAGCTTCTTACTTCAGAACTATAAACTTTGATGAAGTAGATGATGTAGGCAAGGCCGCAAAAGACCTGGCAGCTAGTGTTATAGCTGTTGGTAATATACGTAAATCACTTACTTCGTTAAAACAACAAGTAGAGAGTGAAATATCAGATAATAACTCTAGGGGTGGTAATGAAATATATTACTATGAAAACCCAGAAAGTGTACAAAATCTTAAATTAAAATAATGGTAATCAAACGTTCAATTTTAATAAGACAGGCTGAAAAATCTGGCGTGATAGATACTGAAACATATATAAGTAGATTGTTAAAACTACATCCTGATATTGAAATAGAAAATGACTTAAAGTATAGTTAATGCAAGAAGATGTTTATACATTAGATATACGAAAATTTAAGAATACTGATAAATTCAGAGAGGCATCCATACACTTTGAAAAGTATGGGTATTATACCTCTGCACCAAGAGGTACTACTGCTTACTATGAGTATTGGGACGAAGAAACTAGAAGGTGTTTATATGGTTACGAAGCGAAAGATGGAGAATCTGTAACAGGTTATCATTACTTTTACTTAAATTATTGTAAAATATCTAAATCAGAGATAGACCCTATTACTGGTAAACCTGTGAAAATAATGGGGTTTCCTAAGTTCTACGATTATGACTATACTTTTTTTAAAACAGTAGAGGAAGCAGAAAGACAAGGAAAACATTTATGTGTACTTAAAGCACGTCGTAAAGGATACTCCTATAAGATAAGTGCTATGCTTATTAGGAATTACTATCTTATACCTGCTTCAAATTCATTTGCATATGCTTCGGAAAAAGAGTTTTTAATCAAAGATGGTATATTAACTAAGGCTTGGGATTACTTAGATTTTGTAGATGAAAACACAGCGTGGTCTAAAAAACGTCAAAAAGTAGACCAGATAATGCATAAGAGAGCTTCTTATGTGTATGATATTGATGGTGTTAAAACAGAAGGCGGTTTTAAATCAAACATAGTAGGTGTAACTTTAAAGAATGACCCCCAAAAGGCAAGGGGTAAAGCTGGTAAATTGATTATATTTGAAGAGGCTGGTAAATTTCAAAACTTAAAAGTTGCATGGAATATAGCAAAATCTTCTGTTGAACAAGGTTCTGACGTATTCGGTTTGATGATTTGTTTTGGTACAGGCGGTACAGTAGGTTCTGATTTTGAAGGACTGAGAGATATATTTTATGAACCAGGTGGTTATGGTTGCTTAAAAATAAAAAACATATGGGATGAAGGTGCGCAAGAACCTTGTGGATTTTTTGTTCCAGACTATTACAATTATGGCAATGAATACATGGACAGTGAAGGTAATTCACTAGTGTCAAAAGCCATGAAAGTAGAACTAGATAAAAGAAGAGATATTATAAGTACAGCTACGGATAGGTCTACAATAGATAGACATATAGCTGAACATTGTTTTACTGGACAGGAGGCTACTTTACAGTTAACAGGTAATATCTTTCCAAAAGAAGAAATAAAAAAACACCTTGCTTATATTAGAAATACACAATCTATAAGGAATCAGAAGCAAGTAGGAAGATTATACTATGACGATAACGGATTACTCTCTTGGGAGCCGTCTGAAAAACCAAAAGACCTTACAAAATACAGATTAGATAAAGAAACTGATAGGTCTGGAGAAATAGTTATATGGGAACATCCTATAGATAATCCCCCTTATGGTTTGTATATTGCGGGCATAGACCCTTATGACCACGATAAATCTCAGACAGATTCCTTGGGTAGTACTTTTATATACAAACGTTTTCAAGATTTTGAGTCTTATTACGATATGATAGTAGCAGAATATACTGGTAGACCAGAAACTGCTGATGATTACTATGAAAATGTAATGAAGTTATTGAAGTATTATAATGCAAAAGCCTTGTATGAAAATGAAAAGAAGGGTTTATTTCAATACCTAACTACTAAAAATTGTGAATATTTATTAGCAGACCAACCTGATATAATAAGTGATATTATACAAGTTTCTAAAGTACAACGTAAAAAAGGTATTCACATGAACCAACAAATTAAAGACTGGGGTGAAATAAAAATTAAAGAATATTTACTTGAAGATAGAGGGGATGGTAAATTGGGTTTACATACAATACTTTCAGAACCTTTGTTAGAGGAATTGATGTTATATAATGACAAGGGAAATTTTGATAGGGTGATGAGTTTTATGATGGTTATTATATATAGGCAAGAGTTACATAAGGTTCATATAAAAAATAAAGAAGAGGAAGTATTCAACAACTTGATATTTCCTGACGGGGTTTACATAGAAAATAGTTATAAAAATTTATACGAAGATGAGTATTAATAAAGGTTCTCTATTTCCAATACAAATGCTTCCTTTATCTAAAAAGGATAAAAACTGGAGAATTAAGTGTATAGATGCTTTAGTATCTAGACATAAACGTAGAGACGAAAGACACTCACGTATGAAATTAAGTTATAATATACTTAATAGTAAGTTTGACATGCGTGATTTTAAGTATGTAGTAGATCCTTTCAACGTTAGTGAAGGATTTCCTGCAAAGATACAAAATATAAATATAATACGTCCTAAGATAGAACACTTAAAGGGCGAGTTTATAAAAAGGCCTAAAAATTGTTACGTATTTCAAACAGATGAACGTGCTGTAGAGACTATGATTGATAAAGAAAAAGAAATGCTTTATCAAGCTTTTCAAGCATCTCTAAACATTCAAGATGAGTCTAAGGCTTCAGAATATCTTAAAACCAGGTTATCAGAGATAAAATCTTTCATGTCTAGTAAATATTACTGTCCGGCTGAACAAACAGCCAATGCCTCTTTAAAATACTTAAAGGAGTTGTTAGATATGGATAGAATATTTCTTACTACCTTTGAGGATGCGCTTGCGGCAGGAGAGTCCATACATTACGTAGGAATTAGAAATGGAAATGTTATAGCAGAACGTGTTAATCCACTTACAGCAAGTTACGATAGAGACCCTAATCTAAGATTTATAGAAGATGGTGAGTGGTTTGTTAGGGAAATGTTAATGACTACTACAGAAATACACGACGAGTTTAAGAAGATATTAGACGAAAAAGACTATAAAGCCTTACAGGATAGAACATCAAATGACACAGCTGCTGTAAGTAGTGCTAGTAGTACCGGTTCTAATATCAATACTAAATATATTGAGTATGTAAGTGATTATGGTTTAAATACACTTGATTGGGTAGAGGACAATCGTAAAGGAGCTTTAGTTACAGTTTATCATTGTGTATGGAAAACACAGAAAAAAATAGGTTATCTTACTTATCAAGATGAAGAGACTGGAGAAGTGGTCACTACAATAGTAGATGAAACTTATAAAAAACAAGATAACGAAAGTATAGAATGGGATTGGATTTCGGAGATATGGGAAGGTTACAAATTTTGGAATGATATTTATTCTGAAATAGGTCCAATAGCCTATCAAGGAACTACTATGGAATCTCCCAATGCTAAAAAGTTACCATTTATAGGTGCTCCATTTAGTACAAATAATACTGATGGAAAGTCTTTAGTAGAGATAATGAAACCATTACAGTATTTCTACTTGATAATAATGTTCAGATTAGAACAGGCTATAGCAAGAGATGCAGGTAAGGTTATTCTAATGGATATCACACAGATACCAAAATCACAAGGTATAGAACCTGATAAATGGTTACATTATTTAAAGTCAATTGGAGTAGCGTTTGTTAACCCCTATGAAGAAGGTTGGAATATACCAGGTAGAGAAGGTGGTAAACCTTCTGTAATGAATCAGATGACTAGTTTAGACCTATCAATGTCTAATGTTATTAATGAGTATATAATGCTTATGAATAAGATAGAGGAGATGATAGGTGAAATATCAGGTATTACAGAACAACGACAAGGACAAATAAGTTCCTCAGAGTTGGTTGGTAATGTACAAAGATCTATAGTACAATCATCTCATTCAACTGAACCAATATTTAATTTGCAGGAACGTATTATAAAAAATGTATATACATATATGTTAAACACTGCAAAATTTGCATGGCGTAATTCAGATAAGAAATATATAAACTATGTATTAGACGGACCTTCTAGGACTTTTATAAATATAACAGAAGATTTTCTTTACTCAGATTACGATGTATTTGTATCTAATTCTTCTAAAGAAGGTGCTGCTATAGATGCTTTAAAAGGGTTATATCAGCCAGCTATGCAAAACGGAGCTACTTTATTAGATATAGCTACTATATTAAACTCAGATAATTTGTCTGATATTAAGATGAAGTTGGAAGAGATTGAAAAAAGAAGAGAAGCAAATATGCAAGCAGTTGCTGAAAAAGAACAGGCTACTTTGGACTTTGAAAATAAATTAAAGTTAGATGCTAATCGTATTCAAGAAGAAGATTCTATAAGAAAAGCAGAGACTTCCATTCAAACAGCTTTAATACAAGCGAATAGTAATAATAATACATCAGAACTTCCAAAACTAGATTTGCAGAAACAAAAAATACAACAAGATTTTGATATTAAAAATAAACAGTTAGAAGAGTCTTCAAGACACAATAAAGAATCTGAGAAAATTAGTAATAAAAAAAGTAATAGTAATAAATAATGAGTACACCTAATATTAAAAAGCCAGGTAATGTTAATACTACTATTTCTGTAGACACAAAGTCTGTAGAAAAACGAGTTAGTCCTGCAATAGAAAATAAATTAAACAAACAAATAGAAATAGAATTTGGTGCTTCTCAACTATACAGAGCAGCTGCGGTATGGTGTGATTATAATGGTTTATTTAACCTATCTAAATTTTTAGATAAACATGCTGGCGAAGAAATGGGTCATATGGATAAAGTTAAAGAGTACTTACTAGATAGAAATTGTTTACCTGTAATACCAGCAGTACCACAACCAATAACACAATTTACAGATATTTTAGATGTTATAAGAAAAGCTTATGAACATGAAAAATTTGTAACTTCAACATATGTAAGTTTAGCAGATGATACTATCTCTTCAAAAGACTTTGTTACTTTTACTTTTATACAGTGGTATTTAAAGGAACAAATAGAAGAAGAAGTTATATTTGCAAATTTAATAGATAGAATAGAATACATGACTAAGCACGGGTTAGGGCAGATTGAAATCGACAGTGACCTTGATGAAGTTATAGGATAATTAATAATATAGTTTTATGGATAATAAAATAAACACATTTGGGGATTTTAGTAGTATTTCAAATTTTTTATCTAAAGATACTGAATTACCAAAGGATCTGGATGTAGACGGTAGTGACCCTATTGTGAACCCTCCAATAGAAGACGATGACCAGGATGTAAAAGACCCTTCTAGTATAGAAGATGGTACAAAATCTAAAACTGATGATAATGTTGGTAATGAAGTAAAAGACATTACGGATTCAAATACGATAAAAGTAAAAGTAGGAAATGATACTAAGTTTGTTGACCCTTCTGACGTAATTACTGATGAGGGAGACGCAAAGCAAAACAATAACAATAACTCTGGTTCAATAGATTCTAAAGATACTTTGAGTGTAGTAGAACCAGAACTTGCTGCTTATATGCAAGAAAAGTTATATGAAAAGTTTGGATGGGATTTAGAAGAAGGAGACTCTAAGTTCGATTCTTTTGATAGTATTGTTGAATTTGTAGACCAATTGGTGGCTACTAATTCTAAACCTGAATTTGCTAGTACTGAATTAGAAACACTTAACGAGTATATAAAGAATGGTGGTGATATAGAACATTATTTGAAGTCTAGATACGCAGGTAATGTTGATTTAAACAAATTAAACCTGGATGATAAAATATCACAACAGTTAGTTCTAAGAGAGTATTTTAATAAGCAAGGATACAGTCAGGATAAGATTGAAAAAAGGTTGAGAAGTTACGAAGAGACCGGACTTATAGGGGAAGAAGCTCAGTATGCGTACGATTATTTAAAAAATATTAGGGAAGAAGACTCTAAAAAGCTATTAAAAGAACAGGAAATAACTAAAAAGCAGTATGAATCTGACCAACTTAAGTTATATAATGACGTAGTTTCTTATATAGATAATATAACAGATATTAATGGGATGCCTCTAAGCCAAATAGAAAAACGTAAACTTAAAGAGTTTGCTTTGGTGCAAGATCCTCAAAAAAAACAAACTAGATACCAAGCTGAATATAATAATAATTTAGTTAGGAACTTTGTAAATTCTGCTTATTATACAATGGTAGGTGATAAATTCACTACTAAAATGAATAAAAAAGCTGAAACAAATGCCACCTTGGCCCTAAAGAAAAAATTAGAGCTTAGTACTAAAAGAGGTAAAAACACAAACATACAGTCAGATGACGATAGTACTGTAGATCATTCTTTTTTCTCTAGAATCTCAAGTTCGTTATCAAAACCGTAGTTTAAAAATAAAATGTATAATTAAAATTTTGATTTATTATGTTCGAACGTGGTATGATAAATACTTCACTTAATGAGCTAACATTGTATCGTACAAAAAGATTTTCTGATCTTGTTGATGAAAATACTATCGCACAAGCTTATTTATCAGCTCCCCATCAGGTAACTCAAACATTATCTTACATTTTTGGTATTCGTAATGAAAGTACCCTTAACTTCCTCACAGGTGGTATTGGTCGCACTATGTATATTGAAAGTGATAGTTATGAATGGAGTGTAATGATTGAGTCTGAAAAACCAGTTACTATAAAAGCAGCCCGTTGGATGGGCAACACAATAGCTTCCACGGATACCCCTGGTATCAATGGTACACCTATTCAAATCTGGACAGCAGAAAAATTCTTCGGTTCAGGAGCTATAGTAGAGTTTGATGATAAAACTTTTCAAGCACGTGTAATGGGAGAACCTTACAGTGATGGTCATGACTGGGTATATACACTACAAGTAGCTGATGGTAAAGCTAGTTCTTATATTTTACCAGAACTACTTACTCCAGGATGCCAATTAAGTAGAATGGGTAATGCTTACGAAGAGTATAGCAATGAAGCTGATATCTTAGATTACCAGACTCCATTTAAACTTCGTAATAAACTTACAACAATGCGTCTTAAATATGATATTACTGGTAGTGCTTATGCTACTGTAATGGTCATTGAAATGCGTGATCCAGAAACTAAAAAGAGAACACGTTATTGGTCAGATTACCAAGAATGGATGGCTCTTCGTAAATGGTATAAACAAATCGACTATCAACTAATGTACGATCAGTACAGTGCTGGTGTAGATAACACAACTTCATTAAAGGGTACTAATGGTCGTCCTGTGTTTAGAGGAGCTGGTTTGCTTCAGCAAATTTCTCCTTCTAACAGACAGTATTATACTACTTTAACTACAGATATTTTAGAAGAATTTTTATTTAATCTATCATATAACATTCTAGGTATGGGTGAACGTAAATTCGTAGCTCTTACAGGTGAAATGGGTATGAAGGAACTAGATAGAGTACTTCGTGCAAAAGCTCTTGGTTATAGTTTAGTAGATACACATTTTGTATCTGGAAGCGGACAAAACTTGATACTACAAGGACAGTTTACAACTTATAAAATGCTTAATGGTATTGAACTTACACTTAAACATTTTCCGTTGTATGACAACACTTACCATAGTAGAAAGTTACATCCAGTAACAGGTAAACCTGTTGAATCATATCGTATGACATTCATTGATTTTGGAATGCGCGATGGTGAATCTAATATTGTCAAAGTAGCACGTAAAGGTCGCGAAATGGTAATGTGGGTTGAAGCAGGTTCTGTAGTTCCAGCAGGATGGGCTAGTTCTAAAAATACTCTAAGGTCAAATGGTAAAGACGGTTATACCGTATATATTCTAGGAGAACTTGGTATTATGGTTAAGGACCCTACTACATCCGGTGAGTTGATTTTGGACGTTGAGTAATAATATATTTAAAGATACAAGGGGTAAGTTTAATACTTACTCCTGGTCTTTACTAGTTTATAGAATAACTAAACTAAGGTAAAATGATAGTAAAATTAATTAAAAGAAATGCAGAAGAATGGGCAGGTGTAAAGTTTTACAAAAACTGTGGTCACGCCCTTGCTTCATATTATACCAGGTCAGGCAGACGATACACAGGTCTAGATAAAGAAGAAGCTGAACGTCTTGGAAAAGAATTGAGTTATGACTTAAGACCTGAATCTACTTTTTGGGATAACCCTATAGTAAGACTTACAAACGAAAAAGATTATTTTCTTATAGATACTAGTGATGCACTAGGTTTACTAAGATATAAGTTTTGTAAAAATCATAAAAGAGTAGCACAATCTTTTAAGGATATAAACCCTACAAAAGATTTTGTGTTAGTACACGAAGAAATTGAGGCTGAACAGGATAATAAAGTAAATAGAACTAAGATTAAAGCTTTTTTAGAATTTGGTAAAATGACTCCAGAAGAAATGAGAAAAGCTTTAAGATTGTTTGGTATTAACTCTGTTAATAGTAGTAATGAACTTATTGAAAATACATTAGCTAAAATTGTAAATGATTCTCCTGATAACTTTATTAATATTTGGGTTAATAATAAAGATAGAGAAGTAAGTTATCTAATTGAAGAAGCTGTTTCCAAAAATATTATTAGAAAAAATAATACTATTTACAAATATGGTACAGATATAATAGGATACACATTACCAGAAGCTGTGGATTATTTAAAGAATCCTTCCAACACTGATGTTAGAATTTCTATTTTAGGGCAACTAGAAGGTAAAATGGAAATGGAAAAAACAAGAATACCAAAGAAAGTAAAAGAAGTTATAGAAGTAGATAAAACTGTAAATGACAATTAACGAATTAAGAAATGCTGTAAAAGTTGAGCTAGACAAAACATCTAGTCTTGACTTACCAGCTTTTGAAGATGAGGAAATAGATTACTGGTTAACTCTATCTGCAAAGAGAATAAGAGAAGATAGATATAATAAATTTATATCTGGAGACAATTCTGTAAAATTGCAATTAGAGTTAGGAAATCTATATCACCACATGCAAACTTTTACAATAAGTTCTTTTGTAGATAGCACAATAGGGGCTGGAAAATTATATGAATGTACTATTGCTACGACTCCACAAAACTTTGTAAATGGTTTAATAACAGACTTTTATGTACTTAGTTTAAATAAAGTTCTGTTAGATGGTTCTACTATTGCTAGTTACTGGCAAAAATGTAAGTATGTACAGAAAG